GCGTGCGGCCAGTTTTGCCATATCCGCCAGCAGCGACGTGACCAGCGAGCGGAAATCCAGCTTGCCGGTTTTGACAAACTCCCCGATGGCGGTCTCCGCCCCGCGAAACGCGCCGACAAGCGAGTCACCGATCCCCTTGCCTAGACTGGCCGCATCTCCGGCATACTCCTTCAGGGTCTTTGCCCCGGCGGCCCAGGCATCCCTGGCCACATCGCCCGCGGTCTTCGCGGCACCACCGGCCCGGGACATGGATTGAGCAACATCATCCCCGGCCTCGGCGGCATCCGTCAGCGCCGCAGCGCCATCCTTTCCGGAGGATGTCATGGCGTCCCGCAGCGCCTGCATGGATTTGAGCGGTCGGGTGATGCTATCGCCCAGGACATCCGCCTGTCCGCCAATATTGGCGGCGAATTCCCGGTAATCCGCCGCGCGTTCGCGCAACCCATCAACCGCTTGCCCCGCCATCCCCGCATCGAAGGCCAGCGAGTTTGCCAGACCACTCATGCCGGGGATTTTGAACGCCGCGCCGGATATGGCCTTCAGAAACCCTGCCCATTTTTCCTGCATCGCGGCCAGCGCATCAAACCAGGACGCCTTCAGCCGGTTGGTGATTGCGCGCATCCGCAGGACAATCACCCAGGCTCCGTCGCCGATACGTTCCCAGACCTCTGTCGCTACATCCTTCAGCAGGCCCATGGCATTGCCAAACCCGCCAGCGCCGGAGATCAACCTGGTAAACTGATAAACCAGCTCGCCCGCGCCGATGATCAGCGCACCAATGCCAGTGCGGATCAGGGCACCTCGCAGGACCACCAGTGTCACGGCAAGGCCGCGCACCGACAGGGCCGCTGCTGCCAGCCCGGCAACCCAGCGTCCGGCCATCATGGCCGCGAAGGTGGCAGCATAGGTAGTAAGGCGACCCATATTGTCGAACAGTGCCGTGATCGCTTTGCCGATCGGCCTGGTGCTGCGCGCCATGGCGGCCATGGCTTTTGCCACCGCTTCCAGCGCCGGAGCCGCAGCCACCGCCAGCTGGTTCGACAATCCGCGCCAGATCAGGCCAAGCTGGGAGATGGCATCATTGGTGCGTTCAATCCGATCCGCGTCCTGCTCGGACACCACCACCCCAAAATCCCGCACGTCCTGCGTCGCCTGCCGCAGCGTCGCGGTATCGATGCGCAACATGGCGATACTGCCTTCCTCACCAAACAGCTGGCCTGCGACGGCGGCGCGTTCGGCCACCGGTACGAATTCCTCAATGGCGGCATTGATAGCACCGACCCGCTCGTCCAGCGGCAAAGCCATCAGATCGGTCGCGGACAGGCCCAGCTGATTGAGCGCCTTTGCCGCAGGACCGGTCCCGGATGCGGCCTGGCTCAGCCGCCGCGTCAGGTCCTTGGTAGCCTGTTCCACGCCGGAGATGGAAACACCGGCCAGATCACCCGCGCGCTCCAGCACCTGGATACTGGCAACCGTGGTGCCGAGCGATTGCGCCAGCTTGGCTTGTGCGTCTACCGCTTGCAGGCCGGAGCGGATCATTGCGACGCCCGCTGCAACGGCAGCAGCGGTTGCAATCCCGGCTGCCCGGCGTGCGGCGCGGGAGAAGGAGGCAAGGCGTTTGTTGGCTGCTTCCATTTCCTTTGAGAGCCGTCCGAAGGATTGTTTGCCCGCGGTGCCGATGCCTTCCAATTCCGCCTTGACCTGACGACCGCCGGTGGCACTCAGGCGGACAGAAACTCGTTTTTCAGCCATGTGCTCTCTTTCTTCGAAAGGTTAACCTTGCTCTTGAAGTACGTATCACACCATGATACATGTACTTGATGATCATAAGCACGAAGGGCAAGCTTGCGGCCAATGCGATGCAGGATCGGTATGGCAAGGGTTTTCCGGCCGATCTGATCCGGCGAACCCGGGCTATGTTGTCGGCGATGGATGCCGCCGCTGTCCTTGAGGACCTCAGGTTTCCACCGGGAAATCATCTCGAGGAGTTGAAGGGGGACCGTTTCGGACAACATTCGGTTCGCATCAACAAGCAATGGCGCATTTGCTTCATGTGGACCGATCAGGGGCCTGATGACGTTGAAATCGTGGATTACCATTGAAAGGGCAGGGCATGACGCTGATGAAAAAACCGTCTCATCCAGGAGAAGTGCTGGCTGAGCTCTTTCTCGAGCCGCTCGACATGAGCGCCATTGCACTTGCCAAACGCCTGAACGTGCCGCGCACTCGGATCGAACGTCTCGTAAAAGGCGAAACCGCCTTGAGCGCGGATACGGCCATGCGGTTGTCAAAGTTCTTTGGCAACACGGCTGAGTTCTGGCTGAACCTGCAACGGGCTTGGGATCTGGCCCTTGCCCGCGAAACCGTTGACGTCTCGGACATCACCCCCCTCCAGGCCGCCTGACACGATCTTATCATTGAGCGCCTTCACTGTTACCGCTTCCAGAGCTGGCAGGATTTCCGCGACAATCAGGGGGTTGATCCCCAGTGCCGATGCCATCGCTATTGCTGTCCCGAGATCCCAGCCGAGCACGGCACCCGGGACAACCCGCAGCTGCCCACCCATGCGCTGCGCCAGATCCCAGACCTGCCAGCCTTCCAGCGTTAGCGGCCGGTTGATTTGGCGCGGGCAGTCTTGGCACGTTTCTTCACAGGCTGCGCAGTAGCTTGCGCCCACGCCGAACTCCCATTCGGCAAGGGCGCAGAGACGTTTTTTTCCGCATCCAACAACAACCCCTTGCTGACGTAGCGCAACTGGAATGCCTCGAAGACCGGATAGATATCCAGCAGGGCATCAATGTGTTCGGGGCTGGGTTTGATTGCATTCCCTTCGGTATCCCCAACGCCATCCCAGTCGAGGATTGCGATCTTTGCGATGGCTTTGGCAAAAACCAGTGCGCGTTCCTCGTCGCTGGCCTCCTCTGACAGCGCGGTAACAGCATCGTCATTGCGCGCGGCCACCATCAGCGCCGTGGTCAGCGGGGTCAGCTGCACCCGCAGGTCCGGCATCAGCTCCAGCCAGTGTGGCGCATTTGATAGATCAAGTCTCAGCATTCTCAATATGTCTCCACGTCATTGATGAGGGTGGCGGTGCACATCCGGCCCAGCACCGGGTCGCGGGCAGCCTGCCAGTCGAAGGTCGCCTGCACGCCTTGTGGGCCCTGAATTTCCAAACGAGGACGCGGCAGGTAGACCGCATGGGCAACCAGTTCGAAACTTTCACCGGAACCAAGCGCATAAGCAAAAGTCAGTTCCGCCGGGTCACCATTGATCGCCTGCGTCAGCAGGGTCTGATCTGCAAAACGCACCTCGATCCGGCCAGAGAGAGCGGCAATGGACGGGTCTGCGCCTTCGATGCTGCCGTCACTGCGGATGGTCTCAACTCGGTCCAGATTGTTGGCATAGGTGATCTCGGCCGAAACCACGTTGCCAAGAGACACACCGCCCCGCGCGATTGAGCCATTGAAATGGCCGAAGCGTTTCAGCGTCCAGTCGGTCAGGGTCCCCGCGCCAGTGCTGGTTACCACCGTTTCCCCCTGCGCAATCAGATTGGCGGTGGCGGTCAGCAGGCCGGATCGTGCCATCTGCCAGCTGATCCGGTCCAGCACGCAGCCCGTGTACATGGCATAATGCGGCACCTCGGGCATGCCGGTCTCGATCGCCATGCTGGGCAAGGTCCAGCTGCCAGATTGGAATTCATGCGTCCATGGTCCGGTGCCAGTGGTGATGGGATCGCCAAACGCCGCTTTCAGCCACATCCCCCAGGCTTCGGCATCGATCGGCACGGAAATGTCACCATCCGAGGTCACCGCATCCTTCACCGGCGGCAGTGGATCGCGGCCATAGCCCAGAAGTTCCGAGTTCAGCAGCGGCTGCTCGGCCCCCAGCGATGAACTTGCAAACGGGATCCGGAAATACCCGCCCGCCGGGGCGGTGCCATAGGTTGTCTCGAACGCGAGCGCCATCTGCGCCCGCGCCCCTTGTGCGCGTGCCATATCAGTATCTCCTTTTGCATGACTGCTGCTGTCTGGTTAGGGTTGGCCGACCCGGGTTCCACATTCGCGAAAGAACCTGCCAAAACGATCGGATTTAGAAAATGACAAACCCAACATCAAGTGATGACCAAGCCAGAGAGACCGGTCAGGGCGGGCGCTCACTCCTGAGTGCGGATTCCAAAATTACCGGAGATCTCGAGTTTCCGGGGCTGGTCGAAGTGCTCGGTCGCATTGATGGCCAGGTGTCCGCAGACTCCGTCCTGATTGGCGAACAGGGCGAAGTCGAAGGCAGTATTACGGCGAAGAGCATAGCCATCAAAGGTAAGGTCAAAGGTGAGATTGTCGGCGGGTTCGTTACGCTGCACACCGGTGCAAAGATGAGTGGGGAGATCACCTATCAACAGCTTGTTGTGGAGTCAGGCGCTCAGGTCAATGGCCGCATTCACAAGGCAAAAAGTGGACGCTTGGTCCTTAGCTGAGTGGGTCATCCATCGAATAGGTCAACACAACCGGGACAACAGCGGCCTTCAATGTTGCGGCACCCTCAAATAGCAGATCGGTTGGACGCGGCGCTTCGGCCTCAATCCAGTCGCAGAGGCCACCCAAAGTGCGGTCGGTAGCGATGACCGCGCCGATGCTGGCGATCAGCGTGTCGAAGCTAGTGTCACGATCCGCCCCTTGCACTACGGCCTCGATCTCTGCGCGGTGCTGGTAGTGGTAGCGCAGCGGCGACAGTGTCACCTCTGGCTCGCCAGGATCGCCGTCGCGCAGGATCATCAGGCCAGCCGCCGGGATACGCTCGGGCATGGCTTCACCGCGCAGCGCGGATGCAGGCAGGGTTTGCAGGAGCGCGTGCAACGCCTGCAGGATGGTTTCGCGGATGGTGGGCATAGGTGGAACCTGACGTAGATGATCAGTGCTTTGGAGCCGCGGGATGCGCGGCAATTAGCCGTTCATCCTGTGCTACGTTCATTTATTGCGGACGTTCGTATGGAAAGCAGAGACGAACCGTTCCGAGCCATGTTACCGAATGCTGCACCGCTCACATTTCGACACGAAGGGCGGATTGCGGCCATTCTCTGCAAGTGCGAACCAACCCTGCCGAGATATTGGAAGCCGACGTTCAGGCGATCCTGAAACTGGGTTTCACTCTGCAGCGCCGCATGACCGCGAAGAGCCCAGACCGGAACATTCCCCTAGCTCATTGACCTCAATAAAAGATTCGCTTCAATGCCGTTCGAGGCTTAGTATGGTAACCTTGCAGACCAAACTTTTACCGACATTCTTCAAGACTCGGTTTTCATTCCGTCAGAAACTTAACCCTACTTGCCGTGTTTGTTCTGTGCCTTCTTCAGCTGCTTCCGTCGCCCTGGCTGACTGCCTTTGCTCCGTATGCCACCTGCGCCCGCTTCCCGGCGCGCGACACCGACCCGTTTCCCGCGAGCAACGCGCTTGAACTCCCCGGCATCCAAATTCTCGAAAACCTTGACCACACCGGCCCAGTTCTCGTCCACATCGTCCAGAAAAATCAACCCGTTAGGCCGGACCAGTTCAAACAGCACGTTGATTTCGCGGCGTAGATAGGGTCCCGAATGGTTTCCGTCGATCAGGGCGAAATCGAACCGCTGCCCCATCGTAGCAAGATTGCGAAGCGTCTGGGCAGCACTGAACCCGTAATAGCTTGAAAACTTCGTGTGACTGGACTTTCGGTTCAGCACATCCCAAGCCTCACCACGTTCCAGCGAAAACCCGGTGACCGGCAGCCAGTTAGATTCGAGCCCGTAACGGGTCATCAGCCCGGTCACCAGATCTTGCGGCGCATCTATTCCTCGATGCGGTATTGCCGGGTCGATGCTGAGCATCACCGAATCCGGGTCTATCTGCCGCATCGCGTCTGTCAAATAGGCAAGAGACAGACCGACGAAGTTACCAATGTGCAAGCCGCGCAACGGCTTGTCGCGTTTAAGCCCCTCCAGACGCCCGGCGATGAAGGCCAGATCCTCTTCCGGAATGCTGCCGGACAGAATGTCCTTGGCGCTGCCGCGACCGGTTTGCGCCAGAAACTTCGCCGCATCGTCATAGTCGAAATCCCGGCGCTGAAATTGCGCATCGCGATTAACCCAGCGGTCGTGCTTATAGAACCAGCTGTTTCCCCATACAGTTGGCCAGGTCGTTTGATCCGGCACCTTGCCGATTATCAAACTCAAAACTCGCGCTCCGTTGATCAGCACTTGCCGCACAAGTGACCGACCTACTCCGGTATCTGATTCCAAATTGCCCTTCTTCGAGGGTGTATTCTCCACTATCGCAACTCCAAACTGAATCTTCCCAAAATGAACGCCCAGCATTCGGGTTGCCGTCGCTCTTGGAGGCGTTCAAGGCTCGAATGAACGAATGCAAGTGCTAACTAGAGCTCTCTTTATCGACATCCCAGCTGAAGCTATTATTGTTGAAAGAAGATTCGACTTACAAGGGATGCCAGCTCAGCGATGATCAAGAACCTCGTTGTTCATATTGGCGATCCGAAGAGCGGCTCATCGTCGATCCAGGAAGCGTTACAAACTAGGGCTTGGCAATGCGATGCGGTGTCAATCGTACCGCAGATCGAACTGAACGCCAGCGACTTGGCCATCTCGCTCAACAAAAAGGGGAGAAAGCCAGAGGATTACGTGTGCAGATTTGCGGAAAAGCGGCAATGGTTGCGCGAAAACGAAGGCGATTTGGGCATCATTTCGGCAGAGTTCTTTTCGGCTTCGAAACCCGGAATGTTGCAGCGGGCGCTGAGGGAAGAGCTAAGCGATTACGGGGATACGGCACGGGTAATTGCTTATGTCCGCCCACATCTTTCTCGGCTTCTGTCGGGCTATGGCCAACGGGTCAAGGCCGGGAATGTGACATGCGATTTTAACACTTTCGTCCGACTGCACGGCAATGAGCGGAAATTCATCTATACACCGCGGTTTCTTCGCTGGCAGAAAGTGTTTGGGGAGCGTTTCACTTTGCGTCCGTTCATTCGCGAGGCGATGGTGGGTCAGGATGTTGTCACAGATTTCTTTCACACGGTCCTGCAGGGCGCTCCATTTACGGTCTCACCTGTGCTACCGGCAAACGAGTCTTTGTCGTTGGAAGAGTTGGCAGGTATGCGGGTCGTGCAGTCGGTGCTGATAGAGCGCAAAGTGCCCGACTTTCTCCGTATGTCGTTAGGAAATGGAATCGCACTAGAGCTAGCGGCAATTCCGGGGCGCTCAGTTAATCGTCTGCAGTGGGATCGAGGCAATGCTGAAATTGTTAGTCCAAGTTTTCGCAAGGATGCTAAGGCTTTGGATGCCGCTTTCTTTCCCGACGGATTAATGCTGCGTTCGCTCGACGAAACTTTATCCAAGACGGTCAACGTGGCGCAATCGATGGATTCCGATACCTACTTTCCCCGTGCTGCACAGATCGACCTTCGCAAGCTGGCTGGCCAGCTGGCGGATTTAGTAAACAAACAACCACATACTTTCTGGGAAGACTCCAAACGCCGAACCGGCCAATATGGCTATTCCGAAAGACTGGCATGGGGGCAAATCCCCGAAGGCAATTTGAGCGCTATGTCGGCGAGCTTGTTTTCGCGAAAGAAGCGCAACATTGCCGCAGTCTGGAAAATCATCGAGCAGCTTTGCCCAGTGCTGGTATCGGGAATGGAAACCCAGTGAGACTGCAACGATCGCTCTGGGTGGACGTTGTCAAAGCAAACCAGCTTGATGCAGGGGGCGCTCCCGTACCACCCGGGGTTTGCCATCATTCCCGAAAGGGCTCGCGGCAGCACTGAATACCAAAGAGAAACGAAATTTCGCAATCATCTGAACGTCTGCTTGGGTGGTATTCGGAATACGAAGCCAGTTTTGCAGCGAAAACTCAGTGACCGCCCTCTCCACGGATTGCTGCGTACGCAAAACGCGGAAACGCTGCCACTGATCTGTATCCGGCGATTGGCCGGAACGTCCCGCTTTTCAGCCATCTGACATATGAAAATGCTGCGTGATGCACGAATGGCAGGTCTGGTGAAACTGTGCTGCAGCGTTGACCCTTGTCGCCAAAGGCCGGAATGGGCCGAGGCTGTGTGAAAACTCAGTCCAGTGGCCTCTCTCGTCGCGTTCGTTTCGAGTTCCTGAGTAAACGCTTCCCCAACAGCGCGACAGAACGCATCCAAGGCCTGTTTTTAGCAGAGCGAAGCGAACGTGTGGAGTTTTCACACAGCCTCGGCCGTTCGCGTCGGTTAAAGCGGAGAAGTGGAGAAGCGGAAAGTTCGCATCAGAGGCATCTGTCCTCAACGCCGCGAACGGCAACACTCCCATCTTTCCAGTCAGTGAACTCGCCATCTTGCCCGCACCACAGACATCACATCCCCTCTACCCAGTTCGCCACGATCAACCCCGGCAGGTCCACCTCTGCCGCCCTTGCATCCTTGTCCAGATCAAGCCGTTTCGGTAGTTTGACCTGCGGAACCAACAGGAAGATCGGCACGACGGTTCGCCCTGCCAGACGGCTGTAGCTGGTCCCATCCTTGCGACGGGTGACGTTCTCACGAACCCGACCAGACCGCGTAAACCGTGCGTTCTCAGCAACCAGTAAGCTTGGCCCGCTGCGGCGATAGATGAACCGCAGAGGCATGCCCGTCCGCCGTTTCCAAATGCCTGGATCAAGCGGCCCGCGGCGAATGCGCTCGCGTGCCACCGGCGTCGGGATGGCCAGCCAGAAGCCATTTTTCGAACGAATCAACGCGCCTTCGTCGTGGGCACCGATGATCTGCGGTGCCTTTGACCAGACCAGCGATGCCGCCCCTATGCTGGTGCCGTGCTTCGGGTATCGAGCCATGCGAATTGTGCGGGCGAGCTTTGTCCCCAGCCCGGCTCCGGTGATTTGCGCACGCCAGTCGGATTTCAGTCGGTCGCCTGCCTGGGTGACGCCCAACGTGACAGCGCGCTCAGCGGCCAAGGTTTCCTCGGCCATGATCTTTGCCAGATCGGGCGAGAAGCTGATCGACATCTTCATGCAGGTCTGGCCTCAATGCTCCATATCAGCCGCTCCGGGTCCCGCACCGGCTCGCCCTGGATCAGGAAGGCTTCACCATCGATTTCGATCCGATCGCCGGGCAGGGGCGTCGCCACTTCGCTCACTCTGAGGTCAAAACGCTGCGTTTCCGACCAGAGCTTTGCCTCGCCAAAGCCGGTGACGCCGTCACCCCGCCGCGCCACCACACGAACGGGAACGGGGTTGCCGCCCCCAGCCGTGTAGATCGCCTCGACCCCAATGTTGGAATCGGCAAAGAGAGCGTCCAGGGCAATGGCGACAGCGTTCATCAGGTCCGCCGAGCACTGCGCAATACTTGCGGGCGGGTGCAAATCGGCAGCGGGTTGCTCTCGATCTCAAGGCGCACCCATTCATCGCGGTCCCGGTCCGGGATCGAGCGAGCGTACAGCGGCAGGCCCAGCGTGTTGACCGTCTCAAACGTATCCGCCGGGGCATAGTAAATCTCGAACAATCCCTCGACACCTTCAGGATAGAACACTGCCTTGTCGACCGGGATTCCGAAGGCGGCATTGCCGCGATAACGGCGGAAGTTGATGCCGCCAAAGCTGACCTCATCCGACACCCGACTGCGCAGGTCGGCAGCAGCAGCGGTGTTGAGGTAGGTTTCCCGCACCTCCTTGTGTGCCACCAGGTCAGCAAAGAAGGACGAGCCGCATTCGGCGCGCAATTGCACCGCACCAGTGGAAAGGCCGCCAAGAGTTTCTTCGACGCTTTCGATCAGGGCCTGGCTGCGTTTGCGAAGGGCACCGGACCCGGACGAAGCATTGTCCAGATCAAAGTCGACCTCGGCCGCGGGGGTGATGGCGAACTCGGTGAAGTAGTCAATGACGGTAGTGCCATTCTTCGGGTCCAGCACCTTGCCCTGAATGCCGTTCAGCAGATGGTATTCAAAAGTCGCCTCGGCATCAGAACGCAACCGGCGCAAACGCCGGGCGACTTCGGCCTGGATTTGCTGGGTTTCGCTCTCCGAACCGAAGGCGCGGATGCCCTGGATTTCCGAGGCCCAGAGCACGTCCTGTTTCTTGAACTGGCGGCAGACAAAAGCGCGGACATCGCGGTGTTCTGGCATTTGCTGGTCATAGGCGGACCCGCGTTCTGAGAACGGGATCAGCGACAGGGTACCGTCCCGGGACTCGATCACAACGGTGCGCGAGCGGACGCCGCGATCGGAGAACAGACCGGAACCTGACAAGGTCGCGGGCTTGAAGGGGATGTTCTCCAGCGCCCGGGTGAGTTCGATGACCGAAAAGGCATCGCTCTCGAAGATATCCATGGTGGCCATGTGTGGCCTCCTTTCAAAATAGAATTAGCGGGTGAGGATGCCGACAGCGGTTAGGGCTACATGGGCCGCAGTGATTTCAGGATCTGTGGGCGAGCCGGTGAACACCAGATCGTGTTGATTAACGATGGCCGGGCCACGCAGAAGGGCAAC